TGCCGCCCATTGACAAACCCGCCGCCGTCCACTTCCAGCGCGAGACTCTTCTCAGGCCAGGCGTAGTCAAACCGCCAGCGCCGGCCGTTCGTGTCGAAGCGGTACTCCGTGACAGGCTTGGGCACCTTCGCAACCGCGAACTGCATGGGCAGGCTAATCTTCATACTGAAAACCTGAGCCCGCGCTGCTTCGTGCGCTTCTTCGCCAGCCCCTGATAGTTCAAGTCCGTCCCCACCCATCGCCGCCCGAACCGCTCGCACACCGCGCCCACCGTGCCGCTGCCGATAAACGGGTCCAGCACCAGATCGCCAGGACGTGAGCCGGCCAGGATGCAGGGCTCGATCAACGCTTCGGGGAAAGTCGCAAAGTGACTGCCGCTGTACGGCTGCGTGGCGACGTGCCAGACGCTGCGCTTGTTGCGGTCATCGACCAAATGGCGCACCGCTGCGCTGAATGAACTGTTCTGCTTGATACCACTTCCCGGCTCCGCGCTTTTCGGATGCACGCCAGAGCCGCGTGCGTGTGCTGTCCCACTGACCGATTCCTTGATGGCCTCCGCGTCGTAGTAGTACCGCTCCTGCTTGCTCAGCAGAAAGATGTACTCATGCGCTTTCGTTGGCCGATCCGTCACACTCTCGGGTATCGGGTTGGGTTTGCTCCAGATGATGTCTGAGCGGAGATACCAGCCCGCCGCCTGGAGCGCGAAGGCGACTCGCCAGGGGATGCCGAGTAGGTCTTTCGCTTTCTGACCCTCCATGCTTTTCCACGGCTGCGGAGCCGTCCTCATACCAGCAGTCGTTTTATTCCTCACTGGACACGAATGCCCGTGGTTGGCGTAGCTATCGCCAAGATTGAGCCACACGGTCCCGTCAGCCTTCAGCACCCGCCACACCTCCGCGAACACCGTCAACAGCGACTGCACGTAGGCATCAGGCGACGGCTCGAGGCCAATCTGCCCACTGGCCCCGTAGTCTCTCAGCCCGAAGTACGGCGGGCTCGTGACGCATGTCTGAACACAGCCATCCACCAGCGGCAGGCACCTGGCATCCGCGCGTATCAGGCTCACGCTGCCGCCGCCCGCAACGCGCGATCCACGACGTGGCGCCCCCACTGCCGGCAACAGCTCGCATACGACCGGCCCGCCTTGAACCGCACGCAAATACGCCACGCCTTGCTCATGCCGCTGTCCGCTTCTGGGCCTGCCGCATCCGACGATAGAACCGCTCGCACGCTGCCCAGCCCGTCTGATAGCCGCGACGATACGCCTCGGGGTGGCCGGACATCTTCTTGCGGCGCGTCACGAGGCCCTTCTCGCTGGCCTGCCGCGCTTCCTGTTTCGTCCAGTGATGCCCCATTACCGCTTCCTCATCAGCCGTTCGGTCAGTTGCCGATGCTTCATGGCCTTGACGTTGACGTCCTGTGTCTCGCAAATCTCCCGGATCAGTTGCTGGCACGCCTCCACGAATCCGCGCTCCGCCGCTGGCGCCAATGGCTCCGACTGCTCGACCTCCGACTCGTCGCCTGGCTCTCTCATGCCGCGCTCCGACGTGGAGACTTGCGCTTGTCCTTCCTCGCCAACGCTGCACGCAGGGCACGCCACGGCAGTTTGAACTGGTCCGTCTGCATGTGGCGACCATCCTTATAGGTCTCATGGACCATCAAAAGACCGTCCTCGTCGTCATAAAACCAGTTGTGCTCGTCAATGTTTATTGGGCTGTTCTTCATATTCTCTTCCCGTGCTCCCGCTCCCACTCCGCGATCAGTTCCAGATCACGCGGAGATGGCCCCTGCCCGACGTGCTGCTTGGCCTGCGTGCTTGACGGTTTCTTTACCGCCGGCAACTCCTCGGCGATACGAGCCTTGACCCACGGCAAGAGGTTGTCGATCGGGTCGGTGCGGAGATCCCAGCGCTGATACGCCCCGAGTAAGTCGAACCCGCTCGCCGCGGCGCCGAGCTCGCGCGAGAAGAATTCGTGTTGCCGATGCGAGATGCAGAAGTGTTGACCGCAGAACGAATGTTGAGCATGTCCGCGCGGTGCGCTCTTTCTCTTTTCTGCTTCTGCTTCTGCTTCTGCTTCTGCTTGGGCTTTCCGTGGCTTACTGTGGCTTACTGTAAGCGTGTCGTCTTTCTTCTTCTGACGGTGCCGAGCGACAGCCGCGCGCGTCTGAATTCGCCGCTCATCGTCGTCGCGCTTCTCCCGATACTTGAGATAGTTCAGGAGTTCCCACCCGCCGTCGACCTCCCGTATCCGTCTGCCTTGATTGACTTTCGTGCGGCTCCATTTATCCGGCGAGGACAACCGGCCGAGCGCGTCCAAGCACTGATCGAGCGATACCTTGGAGGCATCCGCAAGGCCAGGGACCGATGCGAAGACGCAGCCGTTGCGGTTGGCCAGCGCGAGCATCGTCACCCAGACAACCTTGACGTGCATGTCCTCGCGCCAGACCGTCGAGTGAATAATCGTCGAGAAGAGTTTAGTGAATCCTGACACGAGATTACTGTAAGCCATTTTGATTACAACATCAAGACGTGACTAGAACAACTCCCCCTGCACACGTTCGTAGGGCTCTTCGTGCGTTGCGCCGTGCGTCCCGTCCGCCAACTCCTCGACCCTGAGCCTGCAGAACCAGGACTCGTTCGCAATCAGCGTCGTCAGCACGGCTTGCGTCGCCGCATCTCCGTAGGGCGCCATGCCGGCCGGTTGCGTCGCGCGGATGACGGCCGTGGCGATCTTCTCGGCGAGTTCTAGGGTCGTCACCCCTGCACCGCGCGCCAGAGCGTCACGCGCTTGTGGTATGGGCCTTCGATGGTGCCGGCGACCTCGATCAGCCCCCGGTCGAACAGGCCATTGCGGATACTGCAGATGCTCGAGAGCGGCCAGCCAAGATCGTCGGCGGCCTGATGGTCGCTGAGCCGGCCCTGCAGCCGGAGCCAGTCGAGATACCTCTGCGATTTCAGGACGCGCGTGGAGGCCGCAGAGACGGCCGCCTGGTGGCTGCAGTGCCGGCTCGTCGGGGTCTTGCCGGCGAATGGCAGCGCAGGTTGCGAGTCGGTAAACGGCATCAGCTTAGCCCTTCCGCGTCTTTGATCCGGTGGAAGATCCACTCCGCGACTTGGGGGACGATGGCGTTGCCGAGTCCTCTAAGTCGGTCCACGCGAGAAGTCTTGGAAGGCGTCCCGGTTGGGTCCAGCCAAGCCGCTCTGCAGTCGCATGTAAGAATCCGTGACAGAACACGCAGAGTGTCTGGATGTTCTCGGCCGCATTGTTCTCTGGCTTCCCGTCGACATGATGGGCATGTAGCCGCGCCGTCGAACCACACGCCTCGCACAACGGCCCCCGATGTTTCCTCGCTCGCCAGTGATACGTTTCCCAATGGCTTGGCCGGACCTTGGTATTCGCACACGTCAGCGAGCAGTACTTCCGTCGCTTGAATGCCCCCAAATCCTCGAGCCGGCCATTGAAGATCTGGCGCCGGTACTCCGTTCCGCAGCGCGCGCAACACTTCTGCGGTTCCGCCAGTCGAGGTCTGCCCATTCAGTCGACCTCCGTCCAGCCGAGCGGATAGCCTTGCAACCACTCGACCCACGTTGGGTTCAACTGCCCACCAACCACCGTCGCTAAATCGTCCCCCCCGCTGCCCTCCCGATTCCGTCGTGCATAGTCCGGCCCGCTCGGTGAAGATTTTAGCGTCGGCCACTTCACTGGCGCCGATCCGGTTGCTCCAGGCAGCGTCACATACACGCGACCGTTCGCCGTCTGATAGCCCGCGTTCTTGTAATCGTTTGCCGTTGGGGTAGGCCACGATCCAGACGCGATCCCTCCGGTGAGGGGCGCCAACGGCACTAGCTGATACGCAGTCCCACTCCGCGTCATACCCGCACGCGGCCAGGTCTCGGAGAATGCCTCCAAAGAACCGTCCAGCGTCATTTGAGAGTAGCCCTGGCACGTTTTCCGCCACGACCCATCGGGGTCTAAGCTCGCGAATGAGTCGGGCGTACTCGGGCCAGAGGTCGCGCGAGTCGGCAGCTCCGCCACGTTTGCCAGCCAGGGAGTGGGGCTGGCAGGGAAATCCTCCGCAGAGAACATCGACGGCTGGGAGACATCCTGCACATCCGGCGGCGTCCATGTCACGGCGTCCGACAGGTTTGCTCCATACACCATCGTCCCCGCTAGATTCGTCCGGTTGCCGTGCCGATCCAGTCGCCGTCCCGCCGCTATGTCCGATGTGCGTGGCGTCGGCCACATGCGTCTGTCTGACATCCTCGTACCGCCTCACATGCGGCCAGTGCTTCTCGAGCACCCGCCGGCAGAATGGATCGATCTCAACCTGCCACTTGACTTCAAACCCGACACGCTCAGCGGCCAGGTCGAACCCGCCGATGCCCGCAAAGAGACTGCCCACCGTCAGGCTCATCTCCTTGCCGCCTCGCGCTCCGCCCGTAGCCGCGCCATGTCGGCATACTCGGCCCATATCTCAGGCCATGCGGCCTTGATAATCTGCTGGTTATCGCGGTCGGCTCGGAAGAACGCCGAAGCAATAGCCTGCACAAAACTGCCGCCATAGGTCCGCATCGCGTCCACGACGTCGTAATCCGTTATTGGTGTCCCGCCCATGTCCGCTCCTGTTCTTTGGTTCGCAGAAACGCCTTCAGGCTCCGGATTAGCTCCACCGCTAGCACGCCGCACGCCTTCGCTTCTCGCTTGCGCTGATACTCCGGCGTGACTTCGGCAAACAGCTTCGCGCGGCTCGCCGCCCCGTGCTCCTGGTAGAGCGCCAGATTGACCGCGTTGAACGCGAGGTCGGCCGCGAGCTCCTCGTCGCCGATGTTCCCGAGCAGCGCCGCCAGCTTTGTCAGCATCTCTGCGGCCCGGTCCGGCTGGAGATCAGGCGTCTGCCGAATCTCCACCTGGATCGCTTTCACCATGTCTCGGACGGTGCTCATGGCCCTAGAACGGGATGTCGGCCGCGGTCAACGGATCGGCCGCCGGCTTCGGCGTCTCGACGGTGGACACGGTGTGGGCCTCGATGATGTGTGTGAAGCCCTTATTAGTCTTCTCGGTCGTGAGTTTGACGGCGGACTGATCCTGCGCCAGCCCTTCGAGCAGCTTGACCATCTGCCCGAATGCCATCACGATCTCGCCCGTGCTCAGCGTCACGTCGGCATAGGCGCGCCCACCCTTGGTCGTCTTGGCGTCGATGCGCTCGAGGTAGACGAACCCCTCGGGCGCCGGCGGACGGGTCGGCGCGACCTCGACGATGAGCGGCGGCGCCTCGTGGCGGATGGTATCGACTTCGGTCTCGTCGAGCATCCCCAGCCCACAGATCGACAGTGTTACTCTGCGCTTCGCCTTCGTCTCGGCCTTCATCATCGCGTTGGCCCGGTTCTCGCCCTTGAGCCCGTCGATGGGCACGGCCCCGGTTGACACGTCGGTGCGACCGTTGGGCATCGACGCCGGCGCCGTCACCACGTAGACACCCTCGATCACTTCGCGCGTGAAGCCCTTTGGGTCGATGCTGATGCCGTGGATGAACCGGAGCTGCTCCGTCGCGTCCTTCTTGGCATACAGCACTTCTTTCCCGTTCAGTTTCAGATAGGCGAATGGGTGCGTCAGCGGGTTCAGGCCGAGCGTTTCGCAGACGCGGTTATAAAACACGACGCGCTGGGCTTCGGTGAGCTTGGAGAGGTCGCCCCCGAGCAGCACCTGTTGCACGATGCGCGGGTCGAGCGGCGCCGGTTTCTCTGTCATTGCGGTAGTCATGGGTCTCCTAATCCGATGAGTCGTAGTCGGACGAGTGCATCTGTAGAACGCCGTCGACCACCTGATACCATTCATGCCCCCATGGGGCCGTGTCGCCATCGTTGGCCTCGAGCTCCTGCCAAGCTGGCTGGTGATACGGCACGCACTGCGGAAACTTCACCAGGAACTCCGCGTCGGCCACGGTCAACTGCCGCACCGCTTCGTCTCGGGTGAGGCCGTCCAGGCTGGGGCCGTGGCCCTGGGCGATCTGGAGGATGGTCATCGCAGATCGTTGAGATACGCGCGCAGTATGCTCTCGACCACGTCGGTCGCTTCGTCCTGACTCAGATGCTGCGGCTGATAGGTATTGACGAACTGGCGCAATACCTTGACCGCTTCGTTGCGGCCAGACCAGTGCCGCGTGGGGCGGCCGGTCGCGTCGAGGGTAAGCGACTGCCGAGAAAAACAGGCAGTCATCGGCGGGGATCTCCCGGCGTCGATGGCCCCAGTTCGGCACGCAGGGTCTCGCGGGAGACCGAGTACCCGCGGCGGGCGAGATTGAGGGTCGTCTCGTGCCACCAGAGCAGGATGGTGTCGTTCCCCCGCCGCTGCATCAGGCGGTCGAATTCCTCGCGGTCGAGGGCGTACTCGGCTTCTTCTTTGGTGATGACGTTTGCCGTCGGCGGCGGTCTGTGAGAGACTGGCTTGTCCACGTTCGATCCTTTCTGGTTTGAGAGCCTCGGTTGGCGCCGGGGCTTTTTTTCTTACTCCTTCGGCTCCGGTGTCCCCGGCCGATCCCCCGGCTTTCCTGGCAGGCCCTGATCTGGACGGTCACCAGGCTTGCCAGGCAGACCCGGATCCGGGCGTCCTGGCCCCGGCGTGACCGGCAGACCCTGATCCGGTTTCGGCGGCGCCGTCGGTTTGTTCGTGTCGCTCATCGTTGTCAACCTCCAGCCCCTAGAATAACCCCTAGTGCCGGATCTCCTGGCCATCCCGATCTAGCTGATGCGGCCGGACCAGCTTGTCCGTCTGCGGGGCCCTGTAGGCGGCGTCGAGCAGCGCCCGGATCTCGATGGCATACTGCGCCGTAGGGTCCGGATGCGCCAGCGCGAAGGCCGTCGGCGCGTCAGGCCGGACGACGGAGGCGCCACTCTGCGGAGGTGGCACGCGGCCCGCCTTGCGATCTTCGTACGCCTCAGGGAACCAGGCCCGCAGCCGCTGTTCGCAGATCGACTCCGGCGGCGCCCACCAGCGCGCGATCCACCGCGGCAGGGTCACTTGAGCCCCCGCACCGGCGCCTGCACCTGGACCCGAGAGGGAGTCGGTTGCACGCCCGCGAGCAGCGTCAGCAGGATCGCCCCGACTACGAAGAGGAACAGTGCCATCCCAACCTCCGGTAATTTGATCATCGGTGCCGCTCCCGTTGCAGCGCCTGCGGGGCGCCGCCGTATCGCCCAATCCGCTCTAGTTCTCGCAACGACACCCCGAGGCTGCGATAGTAGGCCTCCACGGCCGGATGCAACCCCACCCAGGGCGCTGGGCAGGCCTGCGGCCGCGCCGTGACCAGCAGGAGCGCCCAGAGGAACCCCCGCCGGCTGACTACCACCAGCGCCAGGCCACGAAGGCGAGCCCGAGCACATAGAGCACCACGACGTAACAGAGGATCGGGAGGATCCCCATCCGTGAGTTCGCCTCCGCGTCTTCCCGCGCGTGCAACTGCTGCATCCTCGTCATACGATGGCCTCCGTAGACTTCGGCAGTGTCGTTTCTGGACACGTCGCGATGAGCGCATGAATCGCGTCGATCGTCACGGCCTTATCCTGGGCCGGCGCCGGCATCAACCGCATGACGGCTTCCAATTGTTCAAGCTCCGCGCGTCCATCCGTGCCGACCAGTGCAGCCAGTGCGGCACGAAGCCGGTCGCGTTCCGCGCTGAGCGTGGCGATGAGCTGCTCGCCAGCATCAATAGCAACCCGCGCCTGCGACCGCAGCTCTTCGACGCATGTGTAGCACCGACCTACACGCTGGCCCATCGCTAGCCTCTCGCGACACGCCGAGATACACGGTCCGAGGTCGTTCATACGATGGCCTCCGTGGACGTCGGCGGGGTCTCCCGCGCGACCAGATACCGGCGAATCGAGAACCCCAAGGCCTGCGCGATCTTCTTCGCCGTCCGCGGCGTCTGCCGCTCGCCGCTCAGAAATCGGCTCACCGTCATCGGGGAGATCTTCGCGCGGCGGGCGAGGTCGGCCCCCATCCAGCCGGCTTCGATCAGGTCCCGCCGGAGCAGCGCGATGTCGTAGGTGGCTCGGTTCGGCATGTCCCGGAAACTCTACGCCCGGCCGGGACGGTTGTCAATACCTATTCATATCAAAAGGTAACGGGGAGCCTGCCGATTCTATTTGACTATCCCAAAGCGCTTTCGTATACTGTCTTTGTTGGTTGGCACTGACGCCGGCCGCGAACAAGGACTGGAACATGGCTTACCGCTACCGCGTCACCGTTGAAATAGAATCAGTTGCGCCGATCGAGTACGGCGACCCCATTATTGATAGCCGCGAGAATCAACTGCGTATCGTTCGCATGGTCAGTCAGTCGCTTGCTACAGACAACAGGCTGAAGCGCGTGACGCCAGTTAAGGCTGTCCGAGTGCGTGGAACCGGAGGATCAAAATGAGTAACCCGAAACGAAAAACGGTTCACGAGTTGCCACTGAACCAGCAGTGGCGCGAACACTTCAGCGTAGACGCAGGAGACACGATCCAGATGACTTGCGGACATAATCCCAAGACCATGCAACACATCATCCGGCGCTGTATGGCACGGCGACCATTCGCCACGCGGATCAACATCCGCACCGTCTATCAGGTTCTGTATACAGAGGTCGAGTAAATGGCCCGCAAGGATCCGCACGCCGTCGCCCTCGGCCGCCGCGGGGGCCTTGCCAACAAGGGCCGCACCAGCGAAGCCAAAGCCGCTGCCGCCCGAGAGAACGGGAAGAAGGGCGGCCGGCCGAAGAAGGTTACAGGATGTTCGGGATCGGCAGCACCCGCCGGACCAGATAAAAGAGCAGGAGTAAGACCGCGATCACTTGAATGACCGTCGCCCAATGCGGTGGCATCGGGATCTTCGTCGTCAGCAGCCAGACCGCAAAGCCAATCACGCACAAGACGAGGACGAGCAGAATGAGATCCATGTCTGTAGCCTCCAGAAGCAACCGTTACCGCACCGCGTCGGCCGTCAGCACGCCCCGATAGGTCCGTCCCTGCCACTCGACCGTGACTGGGAGGGCCTCGGTCGACTGGTCCACCTTCCCCAAGTCCGTACGGTCGAGCGCCGCCCCGCAATAGACGCTGTTCGGCACCAGCCCATAGTCGGGCGTGAACTGCGCCGCGTGCTCCTCAACCGGCGGCCGCCAGGTGTACTCGGGATAGGGGTAGGGGTAGCCCCCGGCCAGGACGTTGTGCGTCCAGGTGTAGCCCGGCGCCATCTGCTCGAGCGCAGGCGTCCCGCTCCCTCCCCCGTCCGCCTTCACCCCGAACTCGTTGTGATAGGCGAGCAGGTTCGTCACCGTCAGGGACGACGCCGCATACGCCGCCGGACGTGCCGCGAGTTCCCCCGCCAGCCAGACCTCGCCGGCGTAGAGCGTCAGGACGTTGCCCTCCTGGGCCACGGTGTTGTGATCGAAGGTCAGGTGTCCGACCTCCCCCCCGACCAGGGCGAAGGGCCCGGAGCCGAGACAGAGATTATGCCGGATGGTGATCCGCGTCGCCCGGCCGGAGGGTTGATAGCTATCCACCCCGAGGATGTTAAAGAGCCCCATCGTGTCCCGGATCGTGTTGTGCTCGAAGAGGACATCTTCGACGACCGACCAGGGCGATCCCCCTTCGTCGTTGCGCGACGTGAAGACGATCGCCGTCCCCCCCTGCGCGTCGTTCCAGTTGTGCTCGAAGGTGTTGTGCCGGATGGTCGCCCGTTTCGCCGACTTGAGCTCGAAGAGGTTCTTCACCGCCACCCCGGCCCCGCGCCACTCGAGCCGCTTGCTGCAATGATTCCGCTCGACCAGAATGTCCGCCGGGATCCGATCGGCCGAGAGGCTATTCGCCCCGCCAAACAGGACATTGATGCTCGCCGCCTCGAGGTAGTTGTCGACGACGGTGTAGGGCCCGGCGCCATCCCAGGCCGCGAAGGCTTGCGACTCCTGCCCGGGTCGGCAGATATTCGCGACATGCGACCGTCGGAGCGTGATCCGCGTCCCGTTCCCCTGGATGCCCCGCTTCTGCCCCGCCTGCCCCGCGACGATCAGGATCCGGTCGAGCGTGACCGCGTCCGACCCGTCGAGGCCAATGACCTCCCCGTGCCCGCCGGTATTCGACCCGAACTGCACCCCGTCGATGAGCCAGTTCGCCACGCCTGGCGCTCCCCGGAGAGCGGAGTCCCCATTGCCCGAGCGGATCGTGGGCAGGATCGGATCGTCCGCCGGCGTCACCCGCCGCTCGGGGAGGACGGCGTCGGTCGTGATCGTGATAGGCGGCCCGGCCGGTTTCGGGGGGAGCTGAAAGTTGCCGGTGAAGGTCGCGCGCGCCGCGAGGATCAGCGCGTCCCCGGGCTGCGCCGCATCTATCGCCGCCTGCAGGTCGTCGCCTTGATTCAGGAACGCCATATGCTTTAGCCTTTCTAGGACTGCCCGGCCGACTGGACCCCACTCACCGACCGGAGGCGATCGGTGTTCCCAGCCGGGTCCCCGTCGGCCGGATCAGACTTGCCGAAACGTCTGACTGCACACCCGACAAAACCACCACGACGTGCCGCGCCCGACCGGCTCGACGTGCTTCGCCGGCGCCGTGCACTTCGGGCAGTCCGGGGTCATCCCTCGAGCGCCTTCGCCGTCGCCACGTTCGTCGCCGCGTCCGCCTTGATCTGCTGCACCGACAACCCGCCCGCCTGCTCGATCGTCGCCATCGGCACGACCCGCCCCCGGACGAGGAACGTCAAGAGCCCCGAGACGAACGCCAGGACGAGCCCCTGCTGAGCATCGGTCCAGCGGATGATCTCGAACCCGAGGAGCAGATACATAAACTGCCGGACGAGCTCTGAGAGCGTGTTCGGCTCCGACTGAATCCGCGCGACCACCCATTGCACCATCGCCACTCGTCCCTCCAATTTGTCTCACGGAATGACCGTTACCGGCACGCCCTCGACCGTCGCCTCGTTCCCCTTGGTATCCCTGACCAGGAGCCGCGGCGTAAACGTTCCATTCATGGTCGGTTTCCACGCCAGCCCCCGGAAGTACCGCCCGTCAGGGGGAAACGGGGGCTGGACGGTCATCCGGAAGACCTCCGGCGCCCCGACGAGGGTGATCTCGAAGCCCTCGACCGGGTGCGTCGAGTCGATGTCCCAATAGAGCGTGAGGCCCTTCGGGTCAGACCGCCGCACCGTCGTCTGGTAGTCCTGAAAGCGGACCTCGATCGTCCCGGGTTCGGGCTCGGTCTTCAGCCAGTTGACGCCCGCCACGGGGATCGGATGCTGCCCGGCGAGGTCGTGCCACGCAGGCGGATAGTCCGCGAGATCCCTGGGGCCGTTGATGCTGGCCGCTTTGAGCATGTCCCACCCCTCGAACCGGCCGGCGAGCTGACGGGCGGAGAGGTCCTTCGAAGGCGGGCGGTTCGGGTCGCCCGACTTCCAGATCCATCCCCCGTGGGGGTACGAGTAGACGAGCTGCTGGATCGTCATCTCCGTCCACGCCCGCGCGGCTGTTTCCATGTCCGAGGGATGGTCGTCGATGCACCGCTGCGAGAACTTCGCGTGCATCTCCTCGACGACGGTCCAGGCCTCACGCGGAAAGTCTTCCATCGGAACCTCCGAATCCGGCCGCCCCGTGATGGAGTCGGCGAGCGATTGCCAATAGGGCCGCACGTCGGGATGGTCCTGTAAGCCCGTCTTCCGGCCGCTGCCGGAGAACGGCACGAGGGCATAGACCTCCGGGGTCTCAGCCGCGATGCGCGAGAAGACCGAGACGATGTTCCCGAGGTCGGTCGTGTTCCCGACGTTCGAGTCGTAGCATTGCGGAACGGGCGCGTGCTTCAACTGCGGCCGCTCGGCGATGTGCTGCGCGAGAATGGCGCGCATGTCCGCCTCGAAGGCGTCGAGCGATTCCGTCGCGCCGCGGTAGCCCTGGACGGCCAACCAGGCCCCAGGCGGCAGGTTCGGCAGCCGTGGCCAGCGGCGGGCGTCCCAATAGCAGAAGGGCGTCAGCGGGCTCGCGGCGGCCTTCTGCTCGATCTCCTCGACCGATCCCCCGGTGACCATGACGGCGACCGCTGTCCCGGTCTCGTCGACGAGCGTCGCGGAGGGCACGTCGAGGCGCCCGTTGCCCGGCGTGGGGCTCGTCCCTGGCGGGTCGTCGTTCGTGTCCCATCCCCCGGAGGCCCCAGGGGCGCCGGTGTAGAACATCAGGAACAGCTTCCGGTTGATCGGCGTGATGGGGCCGACTGGCACCGCCGAGCCCGTCGTCGGCCGATAGGTCCGCAGATCCACCCGGGGGGCGTTGAGCGAGACGCTCGTCCGGACCAGGGCGCCCTGGTCGTTCGTCGCGGCAATCTCGATCAGGCCGTTCAGAAAGATCGCGTGGTGGTAGTAATAGACGCCTTCGAGGATGTAGCCCTCGGCGCCGCCCCACGGATAGACGATGAGGCCCTTGTGCGTCAGGGTCACCAGCCAGAGGCCCGTCGGCGTCCGCACCGGCACGCCCGTAAAGGTGAGCTCCGTCGACGGGAGCGGGGACAGCCGCGCGGCCCCGGTCTCCGGCGCCCACCCGTAGAGGGTCCGGTTGGGCTCATACTCGCCCCAGGTCGCGCACGCCTCGCCGGCCATGATCTCGGTGGCGACTACGCCCTCGCGGACCACGGTCCCGTCGAGGACCACCCGCTTCTGGTTCGCCTGGTAGGGCGTGAGGTAGTACAGCGCGCCCGTGCGTTGATCGACGGCCCCAGGCGCCGCCGCGGGGTCGACACTCACCCCGTCATAGATCAGGCCCTGCGCGACGTTCCAGCCGCACCAGTGACCCGCGCCGGCGGCGATGCCGGAGGTATTCCCTACCCTGGGATTGAAGGCCAGCGGCCAGGACTGGACGACGGCGCCCGTGAGCATGTCGACCAGTTGGAGGGTGTCGGCGCCGACGAGCGCCAGCTTGTCCTCGGGATCGCCGAACCACTGCGGGGAGTGCCCGGGCACGAGTTGATGGCCCGGGTTGACCCCGTTGAACCAGATCTCGCCGTTGCCCGAGGCGAGACTGCCAGTCTTGTTGAAGCGGGGATACCACCAGCTCATCGGTCCCTCACGCCAGAAACGAACACGCCCGACGGATCCACCCCTTGAGGAACACGGCTTGCGTCGGGTCCTTCTTGACGAGGTCGGCGAAGAATTCCAACCGCTCGAGCACCAGCCGCGACCCGAGCGAGGGCCCCGGCCGGGGGCGCTCGGCCAGCGCGAGGAGTTGCCGCGCCCGTCCGGGTCCGCTGTGGACGGCAATGTCGACGACGTGCGGCTTGATGTCCTGGGCCACCCCGAGAAACGGCGTCACGTAGAGCGCCCGGTAAATCGTCCGCGCCTCCTCGACCGTGAGCGCCTGGACGTCCTCGACCGAGACGGGGCCATTCCGCCAGCGCGCGAGCGTCGTTTGCGTGATCCCGTAGTTCGTCGGCCCGCCCCGATCGGCCGGGTGATTCACATACCCGCCCTCGTGCACGAGAATCCCGTCGATGATCTCGTCGTCGGTCATTTCCCGCTCTCAATCTGGAGTAGTCGCCGCTCGATGCGTTCCAACCGTTCACGCATGTCCTTGTCCCGGTTGACCATCCACTGCTGTAACCGCACGGGCGGCGCGATCGGCTTCGTCTTGGCTTCCTGCTCCATGAGCTTGGTGACGACATCCCCAAAGAGCACCCGCTCCAGACTATCGACCCGAGCGATCACGTCCCGATTCTGCACCGCGCTCTGAGTGGTCAGCTGTTCGTGCTCGATCCGATGCTGATTGAACTGCGACTGCAGGTCATACGTCACGCGCACCCGCAGCACGACCACCGCGCCCACGACCAGCACGAAGGCCACCATCAGGCCGACCACCGCAATAATGATTCGCACTTGCCGCTCAGTCGCAACGGTCTCTGGCATACGTGTCCTTCGCCGCGTTCTCACACGCGCGCTTCACGCTCCGAATGATGGTCGCATTCTGGCCCATGATCGTGTGCTGATTGGCGAGGATCTGGTCCTGTTTCGCCAACTGGTCGCGTTGATTCTGGAGCAGCTTGGGGATCTCGTTGGCCCCGACATAGACGAGATACAAGGCAATGACGGACCCGACGCCCATGATGCCGATGGCCCGGGTCCATTCCCGGAGCGAGGCCCAGTCTTTGGCTTCATGGCCGTTGCGCTTGTCGATGTCGAGCGTGGTCATATGCCAACGACCCAGGGAAACTCGCAGCCATGATGAACGCTCCAACGCCTCGCCGTCCTCCGATAGCGAAGCTAGATCAATCGCCGATACCGCAGAAAAGAGTTGCGCTTCACGACCAACGCCCCGGCGTCCGACGTATTCTGCGCCCATTGGAACTGCAACGTCCCAGCCGTGGTGCTCACCGACACGATCCCCATGAACCACGCGCCCCAGATGCCGGCGACCCCGGAGGTGCCCATATCTAAGACGGTGGTCTCGGTCAGGAGCGCGGTCTGAAAGTTGGCCGCGCCGAGGGGGATCCAGTAGTTCTCCGCCCCGCGCGCCTGGGGGGCCCAGAGCATCGTAGTCCCGGTCGGGTAGGTCCAGCCGATCTTCATATCGTGCGTGGTATTCGCCGAGTCGAACAAAAACACCAACTCAATCAGGTAGACAGCGCTCGCCTCCAGGGGGCACGCGAGATGGTCGTCGTCCTGGAGCGCGGCGCTCGCCGTGACCGTCTCGTCGGCGGTCTTGATGACGTAACTGTCGGTGACGCCACTACCCGGACCAGGCGGGACGCCGGGGCCGACCGTCGTCCCGGCCGCGACGGCGCTCGAACCCGTCTTGTCGCCGGCCCACAGCCGATAGACGTCCCGCCAGCCTCGGCCGAGATTGGTCTGGGCGGCATCGACCACAGCCGTGACGTCGCGGACCAGGACGTTGACCTTCTGGATCACAAGGTCGCTGATGTTGACATCCGTCACAACTGCCGTCCCGCTGAGATCGCGACGCGCAATGGTGACCGTTTGGCTCTGCCCTGGTGTTAGCCCGAGCTCGAGGGTCCGATACTTGATGGTCTTCGTGACCGGCAACGACTGCGCGAGGTAGGCATCCGCGAGGGCCTGCGCGGTCGTATTCGACGGGATGGCCTCGAGCGTAAAGACGCGCTCCCACAGACCGAAGCTGGCGATCTCCCCCGCGTCCTCCGCGATCCCTAAGCCGGAGAACGTCCCATCGAACGTGAACCGAATATCCGCCCCCGTCGACGGCGCTCCCGTGACGCGCTCGAGCGTATTGGCGACCGGGTCGAGTTCCCACGTCCCGCCGCCCCCAGGGGCGCTCAGGGTTTCCATCCAGTTGAGGGCAAAGTCCGTCATGACATAGCCCCGCGTCGCGAACGGCGTGTATTGGAGCTGAAAGACGGTCGTCGTGTTGTCGCCGGTAAACGTCTCCGTGCGGTTCATCTCCGTGTTGGGCGGCATCCGCACGATGACCCGGTTGCCATACGCGGTGCCGCGCGTCGACTCGACTTCAAGGTCGCCCAGAACTTCCGGGATCGCTTCGCCCACGAGGTCAAACGAGGCCGGCGTCGTGCTCGGCTGATACATTCGGAGGACTTTGAAGTCGTCGATGCGCCACACGTAGGGCTCCCCGACCTCGCCCGTCAGCGTCGCCAACTGGTTCAGCACTTCGGAGACTTTCACGTAGGCATAGGCGAGCTCCGGCAGCGAGGGCCCCGTCACCTGTCCCGCGTCCAGCGTCACGCCGTAGTCAGTCAGGTAGTTGGCGACGATGATCGTCAGCGCATCCTCGAGCGTGCTGGCTGGGATCGTCTCGTTGACATGGACCCGCTCGGTGTAGGCGTTGAAGTCCACGGCATCCATCGTGGTCATGATGCCGACGCTCGACCCGTCCACGATGCCCCGTTCCCTGGGTCGGTCTAGGAGGCCGCCGAAGATGCGCGTGGCGTTCTCCGTGATGATGACCTCTGCATCCAAGGCCGGCCGGTAGGTGCCGGCGAGCGACTTCAACTTGAACGACGCCGTCCCACGCCCGTTCGCGACTTTCGCAATCCGCAGCGACCCCACCACAGGAAGTTGCGTGGCGCCGCCCACGGTCAGGACGATCGCCATCAGGCCAACCCGTAGCTTTGCACGACGCCGGGAATATACGGCGCGACGCCCTGGGCGGCCTCCCGTCCATCGATGTAGGAATGCACAATGACCGTGCTCTGCGACTGCACTGCGCTCGCCTGGGAAATGGCCGCCGCGCTGGGGAGCGCACCACCCCCACCGGAGGGCGACGGCATCTGGAGCCCGCGCATCCCGTCCGCAATCTTCTGAATCTGCGCGGTGACGACGTCGCCCCAGGAGCGCCACTCGTCTTCGTTCGCCTTCAGCCGCGGCGTGAGTTCGTCGAGCGCCTTGGCGGCCTGGCTGGCCGTCTCGATGGTGGCCTGGGCTTGCTCCTCGGTGGCGCCGGTAACGTCGTCTTGCGCCTCCGCCTGGCGCGCGAGCGCCGCCTCGACTTCCGCGATGACCTTCGCGGCCTGCTCGGGATTGTTGCGCCCGACGCCCTGGGTCAACTTGACCCACAGCGCCTCGCCGGCATCCCCGAGCTCGAGCAGCTTGTTGTGCAGCGCATCGAACCCGCCGAAGGATTCCGCGAAGTCCTCGACCGCGTCGCGGCCCTTGTTGCGGTCAAACACCGACCAGAGTTGCTTGATCGCGTTGATGGCCGTCGCTGCTGCCGTGACGACGCCCATGATGCCCGTCGCCATGCCCAGGATGCCGTCCATGCTGAACCCGGCCTTGGACCCGGCCTTGATGTTGTCGATGGCTTTCGAGGCGGCGTTGGCGGCATTGATGAGGGACGCGAATCCGCTGGCCATCGCGCCGAAACTACCGGTCGACACGGTCGCGAGCTCAGCCATCGCCCGTGACAGGTCGCTCATGTTGAGCTTGAACGTCTCCAGCTTCGGCACCACGACCTGCACTTTGGCGCCGACGTGCTCGAACTCTCTCCCGAGCCCGGCCACGACCGGCATATTGCCCGAGAGCGCCAGGCCCAGCCGTACCGCTTCGTCAGAGGTCGAGCGCAAATGGAGCACGCCACGCGTGCCGAGCTCAGAGAGCCTGTCCTTGACCAAGATGTGCATCTGGAGGTTGACGGCCTCGGTCTGGTCGGCCATGTCCTTCAGGTGCTTCTGGTGATCCTTGTACGACTTGACGCCCGCCTGTGCCGCGGCGTCCATCGCCGACTTCAGTTGCTTCGCCGCCTCGGCCGCCGCCGCCATCTCCACCTTCGTGGCGGCGAACCCGGCCGCCATCGCCGCCTGCCGGCTCAGCGCGCCCCCGGACGAGACGGAGTCGATCGCCTGCGCCGCCCTGGCCGCCTCCGCCGTCGCGCTCGCCAACGCAGCGGCGGCCCCCACGCCCATCGTCGTGGCATTGCTCACGAACACCAGGAAGTCTTGCCAGCTCTTGGTGGCCTGCGACACCGTCCGCATCGTGCTCGCGATGATGTTCCCGCTGACAATGACGACCTTATTCCCGAGGTTTTCCCACGCCTGCTGCGCCGCCTCCAAGTCCTTGATCGTCTGGGCCGACATGATGTCCGCGGCATCGGACGCTTCCCTAAACCCGCTCGCGATCTGCGCGCCGATGCCCGCCGAGGCCTTGCCGAACAAGTCCATTTGCAGCCGCGTGCGGAGCATCGGATCTTCAATGTTCTTCAGTGCGTCCGTGATTCCCAGGAAGGCGTCTTCGGGACTCTGCCGGCGCACCGCGTCGAAGCTGAGACCGAGCAACTTGATGGCCTCGTAGGTCTCTTTCGATCCGGTCGCCAGGTTGTCGTTCATCTTGGCGATCGACGCGCCGACGTCATCAATAGACCCGCCGCCCTGCTCGGCCGCAAACTTGAATCGCTGGACCGCATCCGTCGAGACGCCCAAGCGATCCGACAAATCCTTGACCGAGCTGGCCGCGGTGAACACACTCCCGACAAACCCGACCAGCGCCTGGGCCGAGAACGCGATCCCGAGCACGCCGCCAATCGACTTCAGCGTGGTAAACATCCGGTCCATGCCGCTCGAGGCCTGATCGAGCTGGGGCTTGATGTTCTTCGCGGCGTCCGCGATCTTCTGCATCCCCGGCGGGACCTCTTGCCCGCCCGCCTTGAGCTTCGCGATGGCCTCGTCGGCCACGCGGCCCATCCGTTGCAGTTCGGCGTTCGTGAGACCGATGCCCTCCTGGGCTAACCGCTCGAACGCCTGCGACATCAGCTCCGCGTCTTGGATGATCTTCCGACCCGAGAACTGGTCGACCATCTTGTTGAGGCTGGTCGAAACTTTGCCGGCGCCGGTCTCCATGCCCACGAGCGACACCGTCGCCTTCTGGACCGCGTCCTGGAAGCTGGCAAAGTCGGCGACGAATTTTCCCGTGATGGCCATGCGCTACTCTTCAGGAGGACGCGTCAACCATGTGACTAAGACCTCATACACTTCAGGCGGTAACTCCTCGACCCAGGCGTACCGCCAGCCGTTCATGGCGCGACAGATGGCGAGGTTTCGCTCAACTCGGTCGCGCCAGACGGGTTTTTTTTCTGTTCCTCGATTTCTGCATCACGCTGCCACTCGTGCCGCTCGATCGCCCGGTGAATCTCCGAGAACACTTCCGGCGCCAGGCTGTTGATCGCCCCCTCGCTGACCTCGACGGGTTGGCCGTGGTCGGTATAGGACCAGCCGAGCAGATACGCCTGCACCTTCGCGAAGCGGACCTGCCGCGTCTGCATCTTCACGCCCTGGCCAGGCGTGATCAGCGGTTGCCAGATGGCATGCAAGTCCTCGAGCTCGCCGGCATTGAGCCGGTCGCGAATGTCGATGAACGAATCGTGACTGAGCGACAGCCGCACTTTCTTCGGCTGGACGAACGCGTCAAACCCCACGGACCACACTCCCCTCCGATAACGGTGTCCCGAGCGAGGCCGTCACCGCCCGGTCTTTGATCTCCAGGTCGGTAATCGGCCAGACCATGTCGCCCTTCTTTGTCGGCACGACGAACAACAGCGGCTTCTTCGACAACTTGAATGCATCCGACAAGACGAGCGTCGCCCTGAGCATCCAGCGCCCCTCCGCGCACCGTGCACACTTGCACGCAATGTGAGGCGTCGAGCGCGAGACGGTGACCTGCGTGCAGGAACCCGCGCGGTAGTAGGACCACGTGATGTAGCCCACGCCCGCGCGGATCAATCCGCCCGTCGTCATGGCCAGCCCTTAGGGCGCCATCGTCCAGTTGTCGGCCGCGTCCCACGTGCCCGCGAACGAGACCGCACCTGTCGCGGAGACATCGATCGAGCCGTCGATGTTCGCCAGACCCTCGAAGAAGAACGTGGCCTCGTTGCGACTCGGGATGAGCTTGAGGTCGACGGGTAAGCCGGCCAGAACGACGTCAAAGAGCCGTGGAGACGTGAGGCTGTTCCAGAACCCCGCGACCGTCCCGCTGAAGTCTGGCAGGCCCGTGACCCGCACGATGTTGGTATCGCCGAAACACGTGACCGGCACGCGCTCCGACGAGAGGTTGAGGGTAAAGGCGGAGATGTCCGCCACTTCGGTGGGGGTATACGGGCTGCCGCCCGACTCGTCCATGAGCACTTGCCCGCTCTTGCCGTGAATACGCGCCATGACTGACTCCTTTACGTGTAGACCACTTGCCCGACCCTAGGGGGATACCGTGAGTTCATATCGTCCGCCCCGATGCTGCCATCTGACATCTGGATCCTCGGGGTCTGGATCCACATACCGCACGCGCTCGATCCGCTGACTATTCATCAGGCTGTAGCCTGTGACCGTGAACGTCGTATCGTGCAGCAGCACGTTGATCCGTGCCGCCGCCGCCTGGATGTTCGCACCGCTCGTCGCGAGCTCGACCGCCTTCACTAGATATGTGACCTGTTCATAGGCCGTCGTGGCCTGCATCGGCGCGTCGAGGTGGAACACTTGCGACACGATCACGAACCGCGTGGCGCCCTGTTTGGCGACGTCCCAATAAACGCCGTCGGGCATCAGGGCCATCAAGGTGGCGTCCGCGAGCAGGCGCCCGACCACGGCCGCGTCGATGTCGGAGGTATCAGCCACCGCTCACCAGTAACCCTTTGCGCCGCAGCAGGTCTGCCAAGCGCTGATAGAACCGCAGCCGCGCGCGCATGACGGCCGGGACGAACACGTGTTGGGGACGCATCGCCCCGGTCCGGTGCGTGTTGCCGAGCGCCGTGACATACGCCCGCGTCTGGGTGCCGTTCTCGAAGATCCACGCGAGCTTGTGCCGTGTGATCACTCGGGCACCGGCGACCCAGGCGCCGTTCTGACTGACCGCGTCACGTTGGACCACCACGGCCTGCGCCAGCGATTCAGCCGTCGGCGCATAGCCGCGTCGAATATCCACCGCCGCCCCGTTGGCGGCGCCCAACGCTTCGTTGCTGGCTTCACCGACCAGCTCTTTGGGTAGGTTTTGCAGCGCGGCCTTGAGTTCCGCGAGTCCATCGAACACGAGTCGATTCTGGCTCATACCGTCACCCGCTCCGCGCACGTCAGCACCAGCACGCGATGCCGCATGTCCGTGTCAAAGACGCCCGTCACCGCGAAGTCGCGATCGGTGACGTCGTGAAAGATCGCCCGCGTCTTGGTCGTCACCCCTGACAGATACCGCAACGTCACCAGGTGCGTGGCCATCGGCGTGACCGTGTTCGCCCCGATGCGCTCGAGCATCCGGGCCGTCGCCGGCTCCACGGACGCGGGCGCACGGCTCACGAGCGTCGTGACGCTGTCAGTGTAACCGCCCTCACCATCGGGGACCGCGGCCCCCGGTGTCTGTAGCGTGACGCGATGGCGCAGTTGTCCGGTGTCCATAGGTCACGCGAGCGCGGGATCCCGATACCGCACCAGCAGCCTCCCGACCGCCTCCCAGACCGCCATGTCGGCCTGCTGGTCCTGGCCCCGGTTCTCGTAGAAATGCGTCAGCAGCAGCAAGCAGGCCGCCTGCACGGGCCCGGGCACGCTGTCCGACGTCCACGACAGATCCGCGCGACTCTTGAGGTAGTCGATGACGGTGTCGCTCGCCTGGCTGATCTTCAGCCGCACGTCGTCATCGTTGTCCGTCAAGGCCAGCGGCAGCCCCAGATGATTCTTCGCCTGCGTCAGCGTGACGAGATCAGCCATATCAATCGTGCCCCAGCAATGCGATCACTTCCGGCCGCCAGATGTCATCAGGTCGGCCCTGTGACGTCTCGTTTCCACGCCACCGCATAGACGTCGCCCCGGTCCGGGTGATGCTCGACCTCCACGGTCTCGAATCGCCGCAGCCACTGTCGGAGCACGGCGGGGTCGACGTTGCGGTAAAACTCGCCGTCGTCAATGGGGCCGCCATCCTTCGCCGAATGCGGCGGGCGGTCCGGGGCGGCGGCCGAGACGACGAACACGCCGTCAGGGCCGAGCATCGTCCACGCGTTATCGCAAATCGCCTGCGCGTGCTCGGTATGCTCGAGCACCTCCGCACAGAGCACCGCGTCGGGCACCGACGCCGGCGTATAGGTGGCGCCGTTGGCGACCACGTCGACGCACGGCCCAGGCACGAGGTCGATGCCCACATACGTCTGGGGAGGCGTCTGCGTAAACAGCGAGCGCAGCGACCCGTTGATGTTCCGGGCGCCAATTTCCACCACGACCCGGCGGTGGGGGATCCGTTGCAGGGCCGCGTGGAAAAACTGGAGGGCCTCACGGTGCATCAGGGCCTCCTCGTCGCTCACGGGCCACCCCGACGAGTTGCGGATACGCCGCCGCTCGAAAGAGAAACGTCGCCGCAGGATGATGCCGCCACGGCACGCCCGCGCCCATCAGCCGTTCGATCAGATACCAGTCCCAGGCGTGGGCGTGAAACGGCAGATCGTCGACGCCCTGCGCCTGCAACACCGCGCGACGAAACAGCGGTTGCCCCAGGTCAATCTTGCCGCCCCTCGGCGGGGCCGCCGCCAACTGCACGCGCCCATCATAGAGGCACGACGAGTAGACAAAGCCGAGAGTCGGCTCAGCGTCCAGCAGTGCTACCAGCGGCCCGAGATGCGTCGGCAGATAGGCGTTGTCATCACTGAGGAAGGCGACATACGTTCCGGTCGCCGCGCGCAGGCCTACGGCGGCCGGCGTGATGCCCCAATCGTTCGCCCTGTGGTCGAGCGCGAGATACTGCACGCGCGGGTCAGCGAGCGCCTGCACTTGTCGCGTAATCTCCGCTTCGACGGCTGGCCCCGGAGCATCCGACACCACGATCTGCTCGAGGTCGCGATAGCCGCTGCGCTGAATCGAGCGGAGACAGGTCGAGAGGCACGCCGTGCGGTCATAGATCGTCGACACGATGCTGACGTGCGGCGTCGGCGTCTGCGCCGTGCCCACTACGGTTCGAAACGTCGTCGCCTTCATGCGGCGGCCTCATGCCCGCACCGCTCGAGCACGCGCGCGAGCCGCGCCGCGTAGGTGTGCGGCTGGATGCGCGCCCAGCACGCTTGCCGAATCTGTTCTGCGTGATCCGGATCGGCGAGCAGTCCCATGACCACCTCGAGGCACTGCGCCACGGAATGGAACGTCGGCAGCTCGGGGCAGACCGTCTCGATCTCCGGGCGCCATTCACTGACGACCAGCGCCCCGCACGCGAGGGCCTCATAGACGCGCGGGTTCAGGGAGGTCGCCGGCAGGTGCTCGCGGTTGAAGTGATGCTGCTCCCGAAACACGTTGAGCACGAGGCGGGTCTGCCGATACAGCGGCGGCACGTCTTTGGCCGGGATGTTCAGCGCGCGACAGACCCGCTGGACGCCCGCATGGGACCACGGCCCGCCGATGGCATAGGTCAGGAGGCCCAGGTCGGCCAGGGCCCCGAGATAGGTGTCCCGGGTCGCATTCCCCCCGCCAATAAATCCGACGGCGTGCGGCCGGGGCTGCGTGCCTGCGACGTGGACCACAGGGTCATAACAGACCGGCAAATAGGACGACCGTTCATGCCGAGGCAGGCTGGCCGGGTCATTCACGAACACGTGATCGAAGCGAGACGACCACGACGCCGTATCATCCACCTCATACGGCTCATCGAGCAGCCAGACGGCCGTCTGAGCGGCCCCCGCTTTCATCTTCCGCATCCGGTGCTGGGCAAACTTGCGCCCATGCACGACCAGCACGAGATCCGGTCGAAACGCGGTGATCTGCGCCGGGAGCACCGTCCAGTCCGCATGGGTATAGACCAGCCCGAGCGCGTCGGCCGCATGATGCAGGCCCTCGGTGAAGACCGATCCGCAGGCGCGGAACTGATAATCCACGCCAAAGACGCGGGTCATGCCGCGACCTCGGCGAGCACGGACGCGAGCGGGGCGCGCGGGAAATACGGAATCGCCGATCCGGGCGTGCAGTTGACGACCGAGACGCCCAGTGCCGCCAGCGGCTCGACCAGCGTGGCAAAGTGGGGAATGCACAAGTGAAACGGCGGCGCCGTGTCGTCGGGATGCTTGCCGAAGAAGTGCCCCCCGTGCATGTCATAGCCCAACAGCACGATCCGGCTGGCCCCGAAATGCACCGACAGGTTAATGGCCTGATAGCCGCTGTTGTAGCCCGTCCGCAGCCCGTCCGGCGTCAGGCAGAGGCCGGGGTCGTGCGACCCGTCCCGCCGGAGGACTTCCAGCCCTGGCCAGCGAATCTTCTGGGGCTCGAGCGTGTATTTCCGGCCCGTGAAGGTCGGGCACCCCTGATGCCACTGCCACCACTTCTGATCCCCGGCATAGAGCGCGTCGGCCCACGGCGCCACGGTATAGGCGTTGTTGATGGCAATCGCGCGAAAGCCACGATCCCGACAGGCGTCGACATCGGCCTGCGTCAGACTCGCACCGGTGGCGATACAGACCACCGTCGATCCGGGCCAGAGCTTGGGAACGATCGTCATAGGACAATCCACACCCAATCCCACCCGCTCACGCGCGAGAGCCAGATCGCTCGATGATAGATCGTCATCCGTTGGACCCGTCCCGTCCCGGCGGCCCCGGCTTGCCGTCCTTGCCCCCCTTGACGCTCAGGCGCCACGCGCGCGAGGCTTCGCCTTCATCCCCCGGCCGAGCCAAGCTGACGTCCTTCTGGGCAATCCACAGCGCCCCCTGCCGCGTCACGACGGCCCCCTTGGGATACGTCCGCCCGGCCTGCCAGACGCCGGCATCGAACGGGATCGGGATCGGCCATGCCTTGACGCGGTCGCCCTGCGCGAGCCGGAGCGT